AGAGACACGCCAAGAAGTGCTTCCTTTTCAGTTTGCTTTTTCCATTGGGCTCTTAAATAATGAAAATCAGTATATGATGCCTGTAAAGTACCCAAGAAAGCAGCTGCACGTGCACGTCTATTCAAATCCTCTTGCGATTCTAAATTAGACACATTAATAGATGTCAAATTACAGAATTGATATGGATTCAAACTGATCTCACAGCATGGATTTGACCCAAGTTCAACATTGTTAGTAAAGTACATGCCCGGCTCACCAGAACCAGAGTACTTTATAACATCCCATTTTGTATCAAACAGATCTTTAGTAATCAATGGTCGAGCAATAACAATTGAATTATTAGAACGTGCTCTCTCTGGATAGAAATAATACCACTCAAGTTTGCCAGTTTCTTTAAATTGTCTATATGTAGACTCATCTAAAAAAACATTTTCAGTCTTATAATATGTGTCACTATTGGTCTTATAATTTTTCCAAACACTAACTCTGATATTATATACGCCATCCTCAGCTGAAAGAACTTCTTCCTCTAATACATCATAGGCTGATTTACAGCCCATCATTTCTTCATCATCTATACTAAACAATGAAATAAGTGCACTCCTACGAATTCCACCAGCAAGTACTGCATCTGCTATGATACATTGAATATCATGACATTCAAGTGGAGTAAGCTTCTCACCATCTTTTTTATTATCTAACATGGTTTGAATCTGATTCAATGATTTCTTCAAAGGTTCTGGGCCAGGGGCTTTACCGCCACTTATAACCAATCGTGCACCTTTCTCTCGTATTGACCTATAATCAAATAATGGAAGTGACCGATTATCAAAATATGCTCTCATTAGAACTTTGATTGCGTCAGCCCAACCTTCAATACTATCTTGTATTAAATACCTACGAGATTTGATAGGCTTCCTAATTTCTGGTAATTTGTCTACATGATGTCTCTGGACACTATATCCCACTCCCGCCCCCGATAGGAGTAGGAACATTGTTTCAGAAAACGCCAATATATCCTGTACTGGTAAGTATGAACAATTGAACATTCGCGAAGGATTTACACCTATTGCATCTCCTGCGAATTGCATTGACCTCATAGATGGAATAACATTCTTTTTATAAACATCCTTATAAATGTCTTCAATTCCGCCTTTCAAATCTGGATATCTATCCAAATGCATTTCTTTATTTCTATCAACTGTTTCTTTGTATGTTTCTCTCCTGTTCTTCTCAGGCAAATACTTAGCATATTTCATATGATGTATCAAATCACTAAGTATTGCTAAATTCTTCTCCATTTCTAATCTCCCTTATCCATAAATATCTTCCCAATTTCTCATGTCATTCCATTTTCCAACTGGATATAATAATCCAAGCCTACTGAATATCATTCTACCACTATTGCTGCCTGGAACCTCAACACCCTCAAAGGTGAATGGTACATCCATCTTCTTAACGTGTTGCGACCAACCTTGAGCAATCTTACCTAATGATACTTTTTTATATCTTTCAAAAATAACAGGGCTGTCTGGATTATAAGCTCCGCCTATCACCCAAGTTTCATCTCCTGTATATTCTTCAACGCGAACTACAATAGCGTCCTGCTTATTATCTTTTGCAAGCTTGTTTGCAAGTTCCCAAAATTTTTCAGCAGGCACCTCATCTGTCCTTACAACTAAGTAAGACCTTTCAATTGCATCCACTAATTTATCTTCTGGGCACTGATCGTATGACGTACCTTCTATGCTACATTCACGCCAATGACCAACTAATTGATAAGGGCCGAGCTTTACTTTATTCCACTCACCCCTCAATACTCTATTTCTCTTTATATTTTCTGATTTATTATGTTCTGCTCTATATGCTGTTATCATCACAAAATCGTTCTTTTCGGTATCAACCCTTTGTAATAATCGTGAAAGTCCTGCCTCTGTAATCAAGTTTACATTAGCACTGTCTCTACCATAATCATCCATATGAGATGAACCAATATGTGATATATCAGTATAATCTGTAAAACCCTTCATTTCATTCTCCTTAACAACGTTTCCAGTGATTAATTGAAGCTTTCGCACCCAAACCACTATGGGTATTTCTATTTATTAAATTTAGAATCTCTTTTGTATTCATACCATCCAAAAAAATCTCATTAATATCTTTTTTTTCAATGGTATCTGGCCAGACAAAAATATCATGACCCAAATCCACCACTGATTCCATTCTATTCACTATTTCTCTATTCCTACATTCATTATCATAAACAAAAGTCAATCCGCTATGAAAAATGTCAGAAGCAATAGTGCAATCAGAGCCAGCCATACCGATACTATTAGGAAGAAACATACTATCAAAAGGCCCTTCAAGAATATAAACCCTTTTATTAATATCCACCTTATCCATCCCATAAATTTTTGGCGAATCTTCCCTAATCTTGATCGTGATGTATCTAAGTCCTTTTCCATTTAGATTTCTCCCTTGTAATGCAACGAGATTTTTATTTCTAGCATAAAATGGAATAATAATACGACCTTCAGAAGCAAGAGTATCATGTTTTTTGGGAAGGAGCTTATTTACAAGTTCTTTAAAATCGTCTGTGTAATAGAGCTCATCAAGATTTGGTATTTTTCTACTTTGTAAGTACTTCTTAGCCACGTGCGAATCATCTAAGTTATTAATCGGTATTACATCACCTGTAGTAATATAATCATCCAACTCGTTAGTGTTGAAAATTGGTTGCTCGAATTTAAATTTTGGTTTTTGATAATTTGAAAATCCGTTTTCTCCAGAACGGAATCTTTCCATAACATATTCTTTGTGCAACTCAGGATCAAATTCTTTGATAAAAGTTGATGCTGTTTTACCTATACCACAATTATGACATTTGTAAAACATATCATTATTCTTTCGATAAAAAAATCCACGAGCCTTATTTGGATTCCTCTTTGAATCACCACAAAAGGGGCATCTAAATTGGAATAGATAATCACCCTTTGATTGGAACTTATTAAGACGTGCGGATAGTGTATTTATGTATTTAATATCAGTATGTATCATACCTATATTATACCATAAAAATACTAGTTTGTCAAGGCTTTTATTTCATTAGTTGAAAAACAGATAAAATAGCACTTGCGAATGCAGGAATACTAGCACCAAATATAATAATCTTCCAAGAGATTTTTAAAGTGGTTTCAATTTCCTTCAGTCTAAGTTCAATGTGATATAAATGATTATCTCGCATTTCCTCCATCGTTGCAGAAAGCTTGTCAACTCTATCACTAACTGCTCCTATACGTTCCTCTAAAACCTTACTAAATTCTATTTTTTCTTGCTCCGATGGCATTACTATTTTACCCCGATTACTTTTTAGATTTCTTTTTCTTTTTGCGTTTTAACTTTTTCTTCTTTTTGTCAAAAAGTATTTTATCATAACCTTGTCGGCCAGAAATATCTGCACTACTCAATCCTGCAGTACCAGACGGCGTACTGCCCGTATTTGTAACAGGGGCAGATTCCACAAGATCATCCCAAAAAAACTTCAAAAATGTAGTTTCTTTTAAAACTTCTATTTCACCCTCATTATACTTTTCTTTTAAGAGCATATAACTCGCAGCAACTACACTACCTATACTCTTGCCGATAAGTGGAACTTTATGAATAACCTTTTTTAAATTCCAGACCATTCTCTCAAAATAACCATATGCTGCCTTTTCCTCAGAAGTTTTTAACTCCTTCTGCTTCTTGAGAATATTTCCCTTTTCGTCAATTATTCCCAAATCAAAGGCTTTGGTTTTCTTGAAAGGCATAACCAATGCTTTAATGAATCTGTATACTAGATAATAGTCAACTAATCCCATCTACTTTTCTCAACCTGTTTGCTATTAATGTATCTATTGGTATATCTACAGTATTTATCTTATTCTCTTTTTCAGTAATTCCATAGATAATTTCTGGGAGTCTATCAATCCATACCAAAAAAGTTTTCAATTGCGACCAATATTCTTCTTCAAGCTTAAAGAATAGTATTTTTGTTCCTGCATCATTACCAAAAATATTGTAGATAGAAAGTATGTGATTTATTATCAAACCTTCCTTCAATTCGCCCTTGCTGGTAAATCTATTTAGTAAGCGTTTGATATATTTAATGTGATTAAGATCTTCATAGAAGTCATCTAATCCTGTACAGGAAGGATTATCGTAATTCTTCGCTGCGTACAAGAAAAAATTGTCATCATTAATCACATCAAACATAACAAACCTTTATTCTAATTATTCGGGAAATTCGTCTATAGACCCTTCTGCTTCACCTGTAATTGAACTCATTGCTACCAATGTTTCATATTGAATCCGACCAGCACGACCGCCTGTTCCAACAGTTCTCTTGACCCAGCCTGGATGTTGAACAGTTGCAGGTGACCCAGAACCCAACGTCGCCACAGCTGTTGCTGTAACACCAGTAAGAGTACTATTTCCAGAACCATCAGCTGTAATGTCAACTGCAGTTCCTTCTCTTGCTAATTCTGCACCTGTTGCTAACTTAATAGTATTAGCATCCACGACAATCACATAATAAGTTCCTGCTGCCAGACCTGTAGGAATTGTATTACTACTAGCCAAAGTTACTTCATCGCCAGTTTCCATTTTATGTCCTGTAACCGTAATTTGATCCGTTGCTGGATCAACTGCACTAGCACCATTAAAAGTTTTTGCTGCAGGTGCTGCAATCGTAAGTGCCGGTGCAGGGTCATAACTTGCTCCCTGATTTGTTATAGTAATTGATGTAACTTTTCCTGTTGTTGCACTAACAACCGCAGTACCAGCTCCAGCACCAGATGCGACAGTAACGGTTGGTGCAGATGCATATCCAGTTCCGCCACTATCTACAGACATTGAAACAATAATACCTTCACCACCTGTCGTTTCAGCAGTAGTAACTCCAAAAATACCATTAGAATCTGAAACTCCCAAATGCCTTGGAGTTTCTCTTTTTGTTACTGTTAAATTTGTATCAGTAGAACCTGCATAATTCTCTGTTAACGTTAACGATGATGCTGATTCTACAGATTTTATTCGATATGGTACAGAAGCAATTAACATCAAATCCCCAACATCTATTTGACCTACAGTTGTGAAGGCGGTAGAACTACTACCCTCTGCAACTGTTGCACTACCATTAGTTACATTTACATTTCCTGTGATAGCAGCAGAATCTGCATTTCCCCATAAACTCATAATTGTTCTCCTTTTGTATTATTTAGTTGTAAGTTTTTCTCTTTTGGCTTGGATTCGTTTCAACGTATCTTTATAGGTTTTTGTTCGGCCGTCAAGACCTTCCCCATTTTTACGCTTCTGACCATCCCCAATTCTTTGTACTGTTTGCTTAAATTCTTTAGTACGACCATCCACTTTATCAACGGCCACTTCTGGTTCTGGAGCCTCTCCAGTAGGATTGGTTCCACTTATTATACGCCGAACTCTATCAACCAAACCAACATCAGTTTCCATTTTCATTTTGAACTCCTAAAAATTCTTTGACTGTTTTTGTTAATTCCTTATTTCTCTTTTTCTTTGATTTCTGATTATTTTCAATAACTAAATCCCACTTATCCCAATCATTCAAAGAATTTTCTATAATATGCTTATTATCATCGGCATCTGGTCGATTTATTCGTATCAACTTACCATTGCAATCAAGAATCCTTTGTGCTTCATTTGGAAATCTTACATCATCAATAATCCAATAATCTGTAGCCCAAGTGAATTCTCCCATAATTTTTTCATTATCACAACCAAAAAGGGAATTTACCCAAACATTCTCATCGCCACAGTCTCGAGCCGTAGTACCAATCATTTGAAGAATTTCACGATAATTAGATAAAACCAATCCACTATTAGACTTCCTAGTATGAATATATATTGGAACGTTGTCTCTTTTATCCTTTTGAATTTCTTTTATATTGGTTCTATATAATTTAGAAACAATTTCATATATTGGACTTGCAAAACTCTTGACCTCGCAAGTCTTTCCATTTTCTTCCAATACCTCTTTGAAGATTTTTGCCACTCTGGACTTGCCAGACCTTATCTTTCCACTTAACCCGATAACCATAATCACTCCATTTTCTATTGATTCGTAACCTGCACCTACGATTTAGGTTACTATGCACTAATCAGTTTCTTTCTTTGCTTTCCAATTTTTATCAACATAATTATAAAAAGCTTTACGCTTTTCGCCAGTCAACTGGTCTGGCTCTGTTACACCAAATTTCTTCAAGGCCTTCCTAAAAAATTCTTGATATTTGGTATCCTTTTCCTCTAAGGGAGTTCCATCTTGAGTAACTTCTTCATAGCCCTTAACTTTCTTTTTCTTTTTCTTCTTCTTTTTATCAGACCATTTTTCATCAACCATTCCAGTTTCTTCAAAAAATGTCTTGAAAGATTTATAAGTTTTCTTCTTGTTGGTTTCCATTAATTTAGCCCCTTTTGTTATTGGTTTGGATTCCGTAATATTCATCCATTTTCTAAGATCGTCATACATTTTCTTTTTATCGGATTCTGACATATTGGGTATGCCTGTTTTAAAACTGTCAAAATCCCCATCTACAGCTGCCTTTCTTAATTTGGATGCTGACATCCCTTCCACGCCCTGTGCATCTGGATCTCTTTCTCCTGCAGATACGATTTCTACACCATTTTTAAATTCGTAAAAACCATGCACTGCTTCCTTTCCATTATACTTATTCAAAAGTCTATCAAATTCTGAAATTCTATCAGACCCAACTACCATCATAACCTTTTCATAACCAGCATCATATAATTTGGTTAATACATGAATTGCTGATTTACACTTTTTATTGGATATGATATTCTTAGCATATTTAGGAAAGGCCTTTTTCATATACTTAAATTTTACTTCGTGCGGCAATGGATCTTTATCTGTACTCTGCGACCAACTTGGATAGATATAGAAATCAGCCTTATTTTGTTCAGCAATACTCTCAACTTTCTTAATCAATTTTTCATGACCTATAGTTGGAGGGTTGAATCTACCAAAAGAAAATACTGCAGTTTTCATCTAAAAAACCTCTTTATTCTTGTTCTTAAAAAACCTACCATAAAAAATACATCATACAAAACACACAAAAAACATTTAAAAAACCATAATCCTAATCTGGTTCGTAAAAGTACATAATCAATAAATCTCATTTATTTTCCTATACCAGAATAGGTTTTAAGCCATTGCTCCCAGCCATATGCATTTTGGTTTTTAACCTGTGTTGAAAGCTTTTGATAATCCTGATAAATCTTTTTGAGAACATCTGAAGATATATTAGTTTCTGAACTCATGTGATCAACAAAACCCTTTTCATCATAATGCTCCATAGAATTAGAAAGTTGATCAATTAGATATTCAAGATCAGAAAACTTTTCAGTTAGTTCATTGACTAATTCCGAATACTTTTTCATCTCATCTTCTCCAATGATTTCGTAATTCTTTCAATACTATCAACCAACCCAGGCACACTTTTTGAAAATTTTTCTGCATAACGCTCTGGATTATTAGCCCTTTCTAATGCAAGTTTCAAATCATCTAATGCAAAATTTAATACCTGTGTCATTTCGCCTGGCTCAGTGTACTGTAATGCTGGTGCTCTCATTCCACGGCTGGATCTAAATTGACTATCTCCGTATAGTTCATTAAAAGTCTTCATTTGAGTCTCCTATTTATCCCAATTTTTAATGCCATTGAAATTGTTATATGAAAATTCTAAACGGTCAACAAGTTTCACTGCATCACCCTTGATAGTATCAATCGCAACATAACCCTCGTCATTGACTACCTCATACCCACTATCCGTTCTTACAAACGTACTAGGAAACTTTTTAACACCCTTATCTAATTTATTTATAATCATCATTTTTGCATCAATTAGATGATTATGTAACTCCAACGATGCCTTGATAACTGGCATCCAACCATTTACTTTCTTTATAAATTCATCTTTTTCTTTGTTCTTTTTGTCCTTTCCTGCCTCACTTTTCACCTTTGGTAGAATCTTGGTTTCATAATATTCTTTAACATATTTTGGATAAACCATTGCATGCGTTCTGGTATTGGTTACTTTTTCACCAGCTCGTATTTTGGAGTTATTATATGTTTTAATTGATGCTCCAATTACGCTGGAAGATAAACTGTTTTGATGTTCCAAGAATGCATCTAAGTCACCAGTAACTACCTTACGAAATGATTTTCCTGCTGCTGACAAAACCTTAGTAATCTCATCAGTTTCCGATTTGGTCATTGTAACCGAACCAGAATAATCTTCATAATCAACATCCGAATACCATACTCTCGGCGTTTTCTTCAAATTAGAAACATCTGCACCAAATTTTGCACCCATATCTTCTAAAGAGTCGCCAGAATAGGTAGTATGGAAAACAATTCCTATTTCTGCTGTTTTTATTTTATCGTCAAGAGCCGATCCCACTGGAACAGCATATACGATTGTATTAGGTTGAAATATAGTATATTGCTTCCCATCTACCTTTACTGTTGAAAGATCTTCCTTAGTAAACATCATGTCACCTTGCAAGACCCCCAATATACCAAGTGATTGAAGTTCCTCAAATGCGGTTTTTAGTTTGTCGGCTAAACCACCTTTATAGCCCAACTTTGCAATATCATTAACGGACTTGACTAACTTGGCATCTTTGTTAAACACTCCTTTTGTACCTACAAAAAACTTACCATCAGATGGATCTGTACCTACAAATAATGCAGGTGCACCATCAAATTTAACTGTAACTTTGACCTGACTAGAAGCTTCACCAGAAAGCATATCTCTAAGAGACTGCAAGAAGTTGATCGCTTCCCTTGCACCATATGTACCGAAATTAAATATTTCATCTTCAATATGCTCTAAATGAAGATTCTTCTTCGGTGCTGATGATTCTTCTATGAAAAAGTTTTTGAAAGTTATCATTATTCTACCTTTGCATGAGCAGCGGATAATGCTGTAGTGGATTTTGCAATGTTTATCATAGTGGAGGCAACTTTTATTATATTACTCTTACCTCTTTTGGCTAATCTTACAAATATAGAACCCAATGCCAAACATTGAAATCTAGCACTTAATACTTTTTCAATCTTTTCCGTTGAAGAATCACGAAAATCCAATCCACGACCTTTTACAAGCCCTTCACTTTTTGCAAATTCATTAATAACCTCAATAAATTCTTTTTCACTACCCAAAGCTTTATATTGTTGTAATAGATTCACAGAATCAGGTATATCCTCACTAGAACGTTTTGCAGTAACATCAATTCCAGTATCCTTTTTAGTTTTTTCATAAATAATCCCTAAACTCACACCTGATTTAATAGATCTCCAATACCTACTAATTGTTTTGAATCTATTTTTACCCAAAACAGTAAATTTCCATTCCCCATCGCCTTGTTCTATAATTCCACCACCTCTAACTGTATTTACAACTCTTTGTAAATCCAAACCACTTTTGACCAACAATTCCTTACCTACTCTTTCTAATGCACTCAAATTCACTTTTCCATGTCTAGCATCACTTGATTGTTTCATAGCTTCACCGCGGATTGTATCTTCAGAATGACCCATAAATGTACGATATACTATAGACCAAATTCTAGTTGTACCACTATTAGTTCCTATATTATAATCTGTATAAATGTTTTGTGAAAATAAAGAACCAAATCTAGCTATAATTCCATAAGGTACATTATCATCCGCAACAACCTTCAATTGAGAAGTTTTTTCTAAATTATAATAGTTAATTGCATGAGTATTCTTTTTATTTTGTTTCAAAGATACTCCAAGAATACCCTTTGGTGAACCACTCTGAGCTGAAATTGTACAATCTTTAAGATATTTGTTAAGTGCACTTAAAGATTTATGTGAACTGTCATCATATCCACTATACATTAACCAAACATCGGCCGGATTCCATTTATCAGAAGACCATCTAATATTTTGAGATTGGACTAACGAATTCTCTTTCCACAAACTTTTGGCCAATTTATTTATTTCTAAAGATGCATCATCCTTTACAAACCTTTCTGGTTTTTTAGACCAATCATTTTTCATCAAAACAGCTGTTTTAAAACTATCTACTTTCCATGCATCATTTGAAACTAACCAACCAATAACATCTTCAACTTTACTTTTAGTTATTTTACTTTCCCCAATATACACATTCGATATGTGACCTATTATATTATCAATAGTAACATCTTCAATTTCCTTGATAGACCCACCATGCATGGCTGCTAGTATCAAAAGCTTACAAATTTCCTGTTTTTCTGTAACCTCTGTTTCACTTGTAGAATAATCTGCACCACCTCTAATAATAACTAATGCAGGAATCAATTCACCAATTTCATCCTGTAAATCTATTTGAAAATAAAAACCTCTATATTTACTAGACCCTTTACCTACTCCATTAACGGCTGGTTTTTTTGCACTAATATTTTCATCTTCACCAGGCTCTAAGATTGTAATTTCATTATTTAATAAAAATTCACCCAAAAAGTCCTGTAATGCATCTTTTATTTTATCATCAGTTAAATTGCCTGAATTTGAAAATGATAAATCTTTACCAGAAGAAGTTAATTTTCCATTTGTAAATTTTTCAAAATCATCTCTAAAAGCAGAGGCAAAACTATTATGAAGTTTATTCTTTGATAATTTCGGTATGAATTCTTCTAATAAATTAGTACTATTGTAACTACCATTCTGTCTAGTTTCATAATAAATTTCTTCAAACCACAATTCTTTCTTATTTAAATATTGTCGAAATCGTAACATCTGTAACCCCAAATATAGAATTCCTAACTATTTATGGAACAATGATTTTTGACTCTGGTGCAACAATCGTATTAAAAGTTTCTTGATGCCTATCCACCAAATCCGAAACTGGATCTACAACCCACAAGACATGACTTGATTTCACCGAAAATGTATTATCTGGTAAATCTGCATATACCATGAACGGTATAAACCCAATCGATTGCTCGGTAGGTACAATCATCAAACCATTTTTAATATGCGTCATTTTTCTATGCTCTGATACCCTATATTCACAAAGTATTTCTTCACCTGTTTTCAACCTTACTATTTTCACATCACTCATTATAACATCTCCTTACCAAATTTGTGCAACTAATAACAACAAAAAGAACGAAATTACCATACTAACAGCAATACTAAATATCCATTTACCAAACATTAATGCCCTCCAATCGGTGTATTTAACCAATCCATAATTTTTTGCCAAAGCGTTTTAGGCTTATCTTCAACAACTACTTTTTTCTTTTTTTCAGGCTTCAACTTTTTACCTGTTGTTATATCAACTTGACCTTTCATTCTACCCTCTTAATATACAGAACAATATTATACTCACCAAAAAAATTATTGAACCTATTAAATCAGGAATAAAATTGTCATCCATATTTTTACCTACACTATATTAGACGTATTAAAACCAAAAAGGTTTAGGGCATTTGCAATAAAAAGTGCCCAAAGTTGTAAATATCTTTTATTATTATTTTTATTGGTGGGAAATCTTCCCACTTGGGATTCATTGCATCTATACCCCAAGCCGTTTCAAATCTCCACATTAACCATTGCTTCGGCGGTATTGGCAGAAACGGGAACCTATGCCACCAACCCTTCCTCTTTACTCTCCAACCATACTTTAATAAAGTTAATATTACCATTAATCATCCAATAATTCTAAAACTGGAGTTGGCTGACAACAGCCTGGACATACCCAATGTAATGTAATAGCATCCTTAGCTTTATGCGTTTTGTTTAAACATCTTACAAATCTTGGAAAATTAACCTTTATTATCATAGCACAAAAATTACAATAAAACTTATAAATCTTTCCTCCGCCACAATAGATACCCCACATACTATGCCGACAATCATTTCCAGATTGACTTCCAGAATTATCTGATATCATATATTCTTTCAAATGACTTATCAAGTTAATTTGTCTTCCAATGATTTTATCATCTTTTCTAAATGTTTTCTATGTTCTTCCATTTTCTTATCTTGCATTTCATTGTAGTCATCAATGCGAGCAATTGTTTTATCCTGTACAACATCACGTTCTCTATTTTCTTCAATCATTTCATCTTGCTCTTCGGTCAATTTTAATAATTCTCTAAGCTGCCTTGCCTGCTCTTGATCACTGTCATAATGTATTTTTTCACTTACAATCTTCTCTAATTTCACGCTATGGATTTCACTATTGGGTACAAATCTCCATATCATCCCGCGACCATTAACAATTCCAAATATAGTCTGCGTTGCACCAATCTTTATAATAGTTGCAGGCTCGTCCTCTAGCCAAACAAGATCCCCTTCTTGAAAATGAGGATCATGCTTGAATGCAAGTCCTTTTGCAAGCTGCGTTGCAAAATCTTTGAACCATAGAAATATAACTATGGATATTAAAACACCAAGCCATGGTAGTATCAAATCTGTTACCTCTGGTATCATCTGATTTAATTGATCTATTCCAATCGCTTCATCCATAATTATTTCCTATTTAGTCTTTACTTCACCCCAAATCCACGTTAATTTTTCTTTGGGTTCAATTTTCAAACTCATACCACCGTAATATCGTGTTACTTCAATTGGAGTCAATGGTCTATTATAGAATGCAATCTCATCAAATCTACCCGAAAAATTATGTTCTAAATCATGAT